TTTCGCTTTCGCGATCCCGCCTTTGATCATATCAGCGCCGTTAGGAAAGCTAATGATCCAATGACTATGGGCTCCTTCTTTATAGGCTTCACCAAAGCCATTTTGAGATTCAAATTGAAGAGTGATGGGATATTGTTTTTTAGACATTTTCTGATCCTATGGTTTTGAGGGGGTGGGAGTTGGTGGGGGCTGTTGCCCCCGTTGGGTTTTAGAATGGAAGTTCTGTGGGTGCAGAAAATCCAGAAATTGCATGGCAAAAGGATATTCCAATCCCCCCGCCACTCATTGAGTCGACTCCAACTCTTATTTCTCTTCCTGCGGGAGAAGTGATTTGAAGATCCCACTGGCATGGGTATCCAACGCTACCCAAGCCAAATCGCTCCACTTTGACGCCTAAGATCATGGTCATAAGTGATGCCACTTCTCTGCAAGTCATTGTTGATCCAAAGATGAATCCTTCAAAGCTTTTAAAGATCCAAGCTTCAATTTTGGAGTCGTTGAAGGGGATTGGTGTTGGGTTTGTCATTTTCTGATCCTGGTTTTTAGGGGTGGCTGGGGCGCCTTCACTCCGTAGAGTGGACAAGAAGAACAAGTTATACTTGTCACTTAACCGATTTGGTGATCGAAATGCAACATTTTATGCTGTTTTGACATTTCCTTGACATTTAGAACTCTATACAATTTAGCCCCCATCAGTTACACTGTTGAAGGTGAATCAACGTTAACCAACCACCAAAGGATCAGAAATGAACAGTCACAAAGACTTTGGCGCCGCGATCTACTCGCTCATTAACGCCAAGAGGAAAACGAGCGCGGACTTGATGCGCTTCTTAGAAAGTGAGGGATTCCAATCATCACGGGGAAAACCCTTTGATCGATCTACGATCTCCAAGTGGCTTAGTGGAAATAACGCCATGCCACTTCAAATCATCCCTGCTGTCTTGGATTGGCTTGAAGTTGAGCCGATCACGCGTTGGGGGGTTTATCAATTAAGAAGCCCAAATGCTCTCTTTGAGCTTCAGCCTTTTGAGGGGCTCACCATGAAAATACAGGTGATTGAAATAGCCTATCGCATAGAATAAAAAGGCGCGGGAATCGGATCAGAAACCCCCGCGCCTTCAAAACCAACAGGATTCAATGAAATGAATTACCAGTCTAGTGATATTATCTATTTTATGAAATTCCCGCAAGCCCTATTAAACGCCCTTGATGTTTCCAACCTTGGGCGAGCTATGGATCTCTATCGCTTGGGATCTGCAAACCGTTGGGATGCTTTCCCCGCTTCAATGCGTTTCTTGGCTACTCGTTGGGGGTGCTCTGTTTCAACAGCATCCAGATCCTTGAAAACCTTCAAGAAGATCATGGGGGATGATTTCAAGATCATCCCTGGAGATCGATTAACCCCCCAAGAAATTCACCTTACTGAACCAGGAGAAAAGAGGAACACCCAACAGAACACCAAAGAGAACACTGAACAGAACACCCCCCGCAACACTCAACCCCGCCAAGAATCAGAGAATAGCGCCAACACAAAACACCCCGCAGAACACCTCGAGGAACACCCAACAGAACAGCCGGAGGAACAAATAATAAGATCTACTTTAAGATCTAATCTTAAGATCAAAACATATAGTTCATTTAGCGAGGCAGAAATCAAAGACGCTTGGAGCATCATCAGAAATTATGATGGAAATGGCCATAAGAGAAAATTAGGGGCCAAGAGAAAGCGCTTAATTGGACTGGCCATCAAACATGTGGGAGGCTTTGAGAATTGGCGCCGTTATGCTGATTGGCTCAAATCATCAGCCCACCCAAAAGCCCAATGGCTTCGAAATGAGTGGCCTCAGATAGACACCATTATCAAGAATAAATTAGAGGATTATTGGATCTTAGCTGATAGCCCCGCGCCGTCAGTAATGCCCACCCAATCCAATCGGCGCCCCAATGCAAGCGCAGATATTCTTGACATGATACAAGATCAATATATTTCAACTACTCAAAACCCATCAAAGGAGGATCAGCCAAGATGGATAATCAACTAAATGAAGAAGTCGTTCAAGCGGGATTTGTGCGCTTGATCGGTTGTATGTTTAAATTCCCGCTCCCAAGAGAGCGTTATCATTTCAGCGTCAAGAATTATGAAATGGCGTTGAAACCTCACTTCACCGCAGATCAATATTTGGCGGCTGTTACTCTTTGGGTTGAAGGCGCCAAAGGATCGGGGGGTTGGTGGCCGCGCACTTCAGATTTGATCAAAGTTTGGAAAGAACACCACTCCACCAAATTCAATGTTGAAGGTGAGTTTCATAAGCTCAAAGCAATCATCAAAAGCCTACCAGGATATTATGGATCTCAATTATCAGCCAATCAGCAATTGGCCGCTTGGGATCAGAAGATCGCCCAAGCCTATCCAGGAGGAATGCCCGCACCAATAAGAGCGGCTCTTGACGCCGTTGGTGGATGGCGTGGAATCAAGAAGAAAATGAGGAGTGAAAACAGCTTTGATTCTTCAGCTATGGAGCGCTCTTTTGTAGCCGTCGCCAAACAAAGTCTTGAAACCTCTTCGCCCAAAGAACTACTTCAAATCACAACACAACAAAACCAACAACTCAGGATCACCCATGGATAAATTAAACAGAAATTATGATAACTGCTTCATCTGCGGAGAAAGTGGAATGGTAGGGGTTTCAACCCAAAGCGAGCTTCACCCAAACCGCTGGATTTATGCTTTGACTCGTTGCACTTGTAACGCCGGCGCCGCGTTCAAAGCCAATTTTGCCCCCGTGGATTTAGCCGTGAAAACATGGATCAGCCAATCAGATAAACATATTGAATACATCACGATCTTGAAAACCCGCGCTGATGAAGCCCAAGATGAATTGATGATCCGTGGAAGGCTCCAATGGTTCAAAAGGGAAGCTCAATATTTCAACGCCATGATCAACCTTGGGGAATCGTTGGGGCTGTTACCTCTTGGCGCACTGGCCCCCATTCCTCTTCCAAAGATCCCGCGATCTCCTAAATTCAAATTCAGCCGCCGCCACTTGGAGGTTTAAATGTGTTGGAAATTTCAACCCCCACCCCCAAGAAGGCGCCGCCACTTGGAAAGAGGAGAGCGCGTTTATTGGACCTACTATTATTTGAAGGGATCAACGTGGTCTTCATTAGCCAAGCGGTTTGGAAAAACTGCTTCTTATTTGAATACCTTGGCGCATCAATGGGCTATCCAAAATAAAAAAGCTTGGCCTCCCGTGGATGCTGATGATCCCCGCGCCACTGACTACAAACTCACCTATCGGGAGAACATGCCCCAAAAGTTGGAGGGAGCTCCAAGCCCCCATGATCTCTTTGATGATTATGTGGAGATCGCACCCGCAACAGAAACTTTGGACTGGCCAAGTTAATGCAAGCGGATCCAAATCTTCTGTTGTCCTTAGTCATACCAGGGAAGCCCCGCCCAAAAGAGCGCCCCCGCGTGATTTATAAAAAGGGGCGAACTTGGACCTATACACCAAAACCTACTCTTGATTATCAAATATTGATTTCCAATCAAATCAGGTTTCAAGCCAACGGCGCTTATGATGAAGGGCCATTGAAATTACAATTAACAATTGTTCACCCGCGCCCAAAATCACGCCCAAGATATATTCCCGCTGAAGAGTGGAAATTAAAAGTGCGGTGTTGGCGCCCCGCCAAACCTGATGGGGATAACGTCTTGAAATTGGTGATGGATGCGATCACCAAATCCAAGATCATTAGAGATGATTCTCAAATAGTTCAAGTCAGTTGGATCAGTCTAACAGCCGCCGTTGATGAATCTCCTTTTGTGCGGGTGGTTTTACGCCGGTTAGATTGGGGCGCCACTTGCTAAAGTAAAGCAACTTCAATAGAATCAGAAAAAGGGAAACACCATGAATACAAAAGAAGAAGCCGCCGCGGTTTGGCTTGATGTTGATCAGCTAAAACCTTGGGCGGATAATCCACGTCTCAATTCTTCAGCCGTTGAAGCGGTCGCAGATTCCATAACCCGCTTTGGGTTTGCTTCACCAATTGTAGCCCGCCAAGAAGATCACATGATCATTGCAGGTCATACAAGATTTCAAGCGGCGCTTAAGTTGGGATATGAACAAGTCCCCGTTAGGCTGTTGGATCTGACGGCTGATCAAGCGCGGCTTTTGGCGTTGGCTGATAACAAGATTGGAGAGATCGCCCAATGGGATGAATCCAAATTGAATGAAGTGATCTTCTCCATGAATGAAGACGGGCTTGATCTGGATAACCTTGGCTTCAGTGAAGAAGAGCTTGATCACATTTTGGGAGACAATGAACCCGATCTTCCTTTGGTAGATGAAGGGGAAAATGAAGCGCTTGATGAAATCCCAGAAGAGATCCCCGCCAAAACCCTCGAGGGGGAAATTGTTAATTTGGATAATCATGTTCTCCACTGCGGGGATTGTGTTGAAGTGATGCGATCCTTTGAAGATAATTCAATTGACGGGTGCGTTACTGATCCCCCATATGGGATCGGCTTCATGGGGAAGAATTGGGATTGCTCTGTACCAGGTGAAGATTTCGCCAATGAGCTTTTCAGGATCTTGAAACCAGGAGCCCACGGGATCTTATTCGCCGCAACACGTACAATTCACCGCTTAACTTCAATCCTTGAAGATGCGGGTTTTGAAGTGCGTGATCAAATTGGTTGGCTTCAATGGCAAGGATTCCCAAAGAGCTTGAATATCTCCAAAGCCTTTGACAAAGACGCCGGCGCAGAAAGAGAGATCATAGGAACCAGAAAAACAGGTATTGGAACGGGAAAAGGATCTGTTCCAATGATGGGAGATGGGAATCGAGATTTAACAGCCCCCTCAACAGAAGAAGCCAAAACTTGGAATGGATGGGGAACCGCCTTAAAACCATCCATTGAACCCGCCGTCTTAATCAGAAAACCGCTTGATGGAACCGTGATTGAAAATATCAGAAGATGGGGGGTAGGTGCTTTGAATATTGACGCTACCAGGATCGCTTATGGGGATCCCGCTTGGCCGGTTTCCACAGGATATAATCCTGATGCTATTCAGCGCCAATCTAAAGAGGCTTTTATAAATTTTGGGGGTGCGAAACCTGGACACCAACAGCCTACCTTTCATGAAAAGGGAAGATGGCCCGCTAATATTTATGTTTGCCCCAAGCCCGCCCGATCTGAGAAAGAAGCCGGTTGTGATGATCTGGATTCAATGAGTGGAGCCCAAGCCGTTAACAGAAAAGAAGGATCAGCGGGAATGAATAACCCAAGAGCCGGCGCGGGAAGAACAGCAACCACCGTTAAGAATTTTCACCCAACAGTTAAACCCTCCAAATTAATGAAGTGGTTGGGAACGTTAATTTCCCCTCCTGGATCCAACATCATTGAACCCTTTGGAGGTAGCGGTTCAACATTGATCGGGATGGCTAATCTTGATTGCTCTTTGATCGTGATAGAGAAAGAGCCCAAATACTGCGATATTATAAGGGCTCGTTATACCTCTGTTTCACGTTCAAAGGATGAATAGGAAAATGGCAAGGAAACCCAAATTCACTGAAGAAACAAAGCGCCGCATCTTGAAGGCGATCCAGTTGGGATCAACTTACAAATTGGCCGCCGCCGCGGGAAGAGTCAGCCAAGCCACTTTTTTTAAATGGATGGCTGAGGGGCGTGCGGGTGTTGCGGGTAAAGCTGAATTTTTGGAGGAAATAAAAGCGGCTGAAGCACATCACGCCCAAGTTGCTCTTGCGGTGATCATGAAATCAGCCCAAGGAGGAAATTGGCAATCAGCGGCTTGGACCTTGGAAAGAAGACATGGATATACCAAAGTTGGGGAAGTTGCCCCCGCTTCAGAAGTCACCAATGATGATCTTGATTTGGATCAGTTGGCCAAGGAGTTAAGCAAGTTGGCTACTTCATCCAGTGCGCCCAATGATGATTATTTCATAATTGATGAAGAGTGATCCAACATGTTGAAGGCGTCAACAATTCGAAGAGCTATCACCGCATCATCTCTCAAAGCCTTTGGTGAAACTTACTTCATGGGGGCTGATGGCCAACCCCTCAGATATTCAACTGGCCAAATCATAGCGATCCAAAAGTTTGAAGATGTTGTGAACGCTGGAGAAGATGATCCGCATCACTTTGGCTTGATGCTTCCCCGCGGCCATGGAAAGACAACTTCCATTTTAATGATTGCTGTTCTTTGGTGTCAGTTAAGGAAGAACCACCCCGCCGCTCAATGGGGATCTGATTATGCGGTTTTAGCCACTGCGGGAACACTCTATAAACAATTATCTCGCGATCTGCGCTTAATGATCACGGGGCTTGGACCTCTGACAAAAGACAAATCAGGAAACGCGCTCTTGGTTAAAGATTGGAAGTTGATGGCCTCAAAGCATCACGCCAAAAGAGAAGAAGTTGGCCTTTGGCAAGTTGAGGATTTCGCCTTTTATGTTGGCGGTTCAGAATCCAAACATAGGCGCCGGATCTCAGTGCGTGGAATTAACGGCGGGGAAATGAACGTTAGGGGATTGGTTGATTTAGGAAGACGCCCCGATCTTGGATGGATTGATGATCCCATGAAGGACATGGAAGCAGATAACCCAGAAATAACAGCCCGCGTTAAGTCAACAGTGAGATCAGCATTTAGCGCCGCCTTCCAACCCGCCGCGCGGTTTGCTATCACGGGAACCCCCTTCAATGACTATGATCTGATTTCTGAGATCATCACAAAACCAGAATCTTGGCCCCAATGGATTCGGTTAAAATTACCGTGTTTTGATGGAACGGGGCGCGCATTGCTTCCCCAAGTGTGGAACAAAGATCAGCTTCTCAGGAGAAAGCGAGCAATTGGAAGCCGCGCCTTTTCAAGTCAGTATCTTCTTGATCCTTTGGGGGGTGGTGTGAGACTCTTCGAAGAATCATGGATCTTGAAGTGGATGCTACCAGCGCCCCCAAGATCAGAAGTTCAAAGAGTGATTTACTGCGATCCATCACTAGGGAGAAATGCGAGATCTGATTTAAGTGCAATTGTTGTTTTGGATCTTGATGTGCGGGGGGTTGGATGGATTCGGGAGGCGTCAATGGAAAGAAGGCGCCCAATGAAGTTGGTGAATGATTATCTTGAGCTCTGGCAAAAGTGGACGCCCGATTATCACGCCATTGAAGACGCCGGCCAACAAGAATTTCTTATCCCTATATTTCAAAATCGAGTGAATGAACTGCGTCTTCCAAGATCAGCCGTTCCAATGTTGCAAGGGCACAACCAGATCGCCAAGGTAACAAGGATCAAATCATTAAGCGGTGAAGTAGAATTTGGGCGGTTGCGGTTTTCTTCTGATGGCCAACATATTGAGTTAAGAGATCAAGCGATTGGTTATCAAGGTAAGCCGAATGAAATGGATGATGGATTGGACGCTTTGGAAGGGGCTTGGCGATTAGCTCAAAGCCAACGCCTTCAAGATTGGGATATAGATGATATAAATAATGAAGCCCCAGAATTTTCAGGGGTGTTGGATATGGATTTCTAAATGAGCACCAAAGATATTAATGGAATGAATCCTTCATTTACTTACACCGCACCCGCAGAACCGGCGCCCCAAGATCCTGAACCCTATGAAATCAATCTTGGAATCAGTGGAACGCCTTTCTGGAGTGGTGATATTGAATCAGAATATAATCCTGATTTGAGCCCAAAGAATTGGCGCGGGATTGGTGGAGATCATGGGATAGCTGATCGCATGCGGCGGGAAGACTCAGTGATCGCCGCGGTGGAACGGGCCATGAAGCTTCCTATTTTATCAGCCACTTGGCAAGTGGAACCAGGGAATGAAGGAGATCCAGAAAGAAACAGAGAGATAGCTGATTTTATCCACGCCGCATTATTTAAACACAATCGAGATTCATGGCGTGGATGGCTTGAACAAGCCCTTGATTATTTGACCTTTGGTTTCATGCTCTTTGAACGGATCTACAAAGTCATTGATGATCCAGCGGATCCTTACTATCAGCATATAACTCTTGATCACTTGGCGCCCCGTATGCCATGGACTGTTGATCGCTGGATCGTCTCCAATGATTTAAGTGAACGCCTCGTTGGAATCATCCAGGTTGATCAAGCGGGGACACCATTGAACCGAATGATCCCCGCGTGGAAAATGGTTAGGCTCACTTATCAGCAAGCCGGCCAAAACTTTGAAGGAAGATCATCTATCCGCGCCGCTTATCGCCCCTACTTCATCAGAAGAAAAGCGTGGAAACTTTGGGGGATTGGCTTGGAACGTTGGGCTGTTCCAACCCCGATCGCAACAATTCGGGAAACCTCTTTTAGCAGTTTCAAAACTCAAGTGGCGAAAGCGCTTCAATCATTACGCGCCAATGATAAGGGGCGTGTTGTTCTTCCCGATTCAGTCACTTTGGATTCATACTCTCCAAAGAGTGGAATGGATCCTTCTATCTTTCTCAAAGAAACAGCCTATGAAATTGTGATGTCTACTTTGACCAATTTCCTAATGACTGGTAGGGAAACGGGAACCCAGTCACTAGGGAAAGAGCAAGCTTCATTTCTTGCCCAATCCCTATCAGCTATCACTGATCAGATCTCTGAAATCTTGAGTGATGGAACAGATGGTTATCCATCAGTGATCAAGCAATTGGTTGATTTCAACTTTCCCAATGTTGAGAGCTATCCTAAATTGGTTTGCTCTTCTGTTGGTGAACGTGATGCGGTGGAGATGATCACCGCGCTAAATACAGCCGCCCAAAGTGGAATCATTAAACCCACTCGAGATGATGAAATCCATTTAAGGAACAAATTGAAGCTTCCTTCAATTGCTGAAGAGGAAATTGATGTAACAGTGAAGCCCGATCCGATATTGGATGGAACCCAAATTGTTGCGGCCAAACAAATCATCAATGAAGCCTATATGGGAATGATCACCCCCGCCGCGGCGCGGGCTATGTTGGTTTATCTTCTTGGGCTTGATGAAGACTCAGTTGATCTTATGTTGGCCGGCGCTTCAAATTTTGAGAGTCAAGAGAAACCCACCCATGGATTTCCTTTTCCCAATGAGCACGCCGCACGCCAAACCAATCCAGATCAATACAAATCATTTAGAAGATTTCATCCCAAAGACTTCCCCAAAGGGGTTGATATGATCATGGGGATCAAAGAGGATGGCTCAACAGAGGTTCAATCATTGAGATTTAAAACGGCTGATGATTGGAGCGTTGAACGGGTGGAAAAGTGGTTGAGAGAAAACGGCTACTCCATCAGCATTGAACCAGCGGTTAAAAAAAAAGAGTTTGAAACAGACTATCCCACCCAAGGAGATGATTTAAAGATCAGCTTGAGAAATTCAGAATATCCCGTTTTCCCGCGGGAATATGCCAAGCGCATCAAAGAGCAATATCCAGAAATTTGGAAGAAAGGCGGCAACATTAAGGGGAATGCTCAATGGGAAATCTTGAATAAGATTCTTGATGAAAACAATGGAAGCGCTGAAACAACAGCCCAAGAGGAAGCGATCAAAAGGCGGGAAGCTTGGGCGGCGCGCCACTTGAAAGACTTCAGAATCAATGGAGTCATTGCCCAAATTAAATGGCTCGTAATTGGAAGCCGTGGAATTGATCACATGAAGAAAGTGATCAGAGATGAAATCAAGCGCTTGGATTTAGAATCGAGTTGTTGCGATAATCCCGATCACCATCATCACCTTGAAGACAATACAGCGGGGAAATATTGGCGCCCCCTGACCACTCATGAAAAGTTTTGTGCTTTTGAGAACATAGAGAAAACGCAAAATCAAGTTGGGGCCAAAGTAGGGGCTCGCATGGAAGTAGCCCAAGCCAAAATGATTGATGATTATATCAAGCGAGTGAAGCCACTAATTGAAGCCAAAGACATTGAAGGGATCATGAAATTGAAACCTCGTGGC